TTTCCAAGCTCTAAATGTAAACTTGATACTCTACCTGCTAATATGTGCAAAGATTCTTCTTCTGTAATCCAAGTAAATCCGTGTCCAATAGTCCAAACACCTTCAGTACACTTATAAGGTGTTCTTTCAAAACCTTCATTAACGCCTATGCGTTTAACAAGTGATTTAAAGTCAGGCATCACTTCTTTTTCTTAGCCTTCGTCTTTGGCTTTGCTTTTGGTTTTACTTCAACCCAACCTTTAGCAATTAACCTATTTATCTTATTAGCATCAATATCATTTTTATCAAAAGATTTTTCTACGCCTAACATATTTGGTCTTGACTTTCCTTGATATTTATAAGTTATTTTTGACAAAATTTTTCTCCTTATTTAATATGAGGGCGAAGCCTCGACACCCCACCCTCATATATAATAAACAATACAGATATTAATCTAAACTATCATATAAAGTTATGATTCTTCTATTTCCTGCTGAATCTGCATTTCTAACAACACATCCATATAAAGCATCAGCAGAAACCAAATCTTGCATATATGTATGCTGATATGATCTCTTTACACCTGATGATTGTATTGCAGTATATAATGCAGTTTCATGTATTGCAAATCCCATCAGATGATCGTCATCTGCAGTATCAGCACCACTTGAACCTGTATCAAAACCTGTCCACGCTTGTGTGCCTGTTTCAGCATTAGCAGAAACTGAAGCTACATCCATATAAGCATTATTTGACATTACAACAGGCATACCAAGTAAATTTCCAACTACACCTGTAGAAGCAAAGTTAGCACCCAAAGGAGCATTTGCAGCACCTTGATCAAATGAATTTCCACCAAGATTAGCTAATGCACCAAAAGTTTTAGGAGATAAAACAATAGTCCAACCATTAGTATCACCTGTTTCACCAACTATTAAACCCATTAAAGTAGCAAGATTTGCTTCAGTAAATGTTTCAGCTACCTCAACTGCTGCTGTCGTGCTTGTAATACCATCACCTGAACCAAGTGCAGTAGTAAGATTTGTTACTATTGAATATGCAACAAAATTATCAACTGCTCTTGCAATAGCATAACCCATTTGACCTGCATATAAATCAAATAAATCATAAGCAGCTTGTGCTTTGACTGCGTCAGGAATCCAAATTGGAGCAACATGATGTTGATCTATTGTTAATGTTGTTGATGTTGCAGTATCACTACCTGAAACGTCAAGAGTAATTACTTCTGCATTTTGAGTAACAGGCTTAACAATAGGTGTTCCAACATGAGGTAAATTAATTTTATCTCCACCATCTTTTGCAAGTTCTGACAAATCAGTTCCTAATTTAGCTAAAACTGTATTTTTGTTAAAAGAATCTAACACAGCTTTGCCCCATATTTCAGGAACAAACTGATCTCCGATAGTATCGTTATTAGCACCTAAAGTGGAACTACCACCAACACCACCAATTAATATATTAGAACCTAAAGGGTCTGTAAGAGCCATTTTTAGTTCTCCTTATTGTTTTTACCCTCTATCAACTGCTTACGCCTTCAAGTAGGGTTAATTTTTTTTATATGAATTTAAAATACTTGTCCAATTTTTTTTAACATCTCCTTTATTCATTTTTGTAAAATCAGAAGGAACTTGATTTCCAACCGATCCACGAGCAGGAGGAGTTTCAGAAATTTTTGAAGTAATTTTACTTTTTAATAATCGAAGCGTAGAAAGACTTTCTTTTGAAAGAACTTCTGCTTCCTTGTCATCAGATGCAATAGATGCGATAAGGTTAGTTTTCTCATCATCCTCATACTTTGAAAGGCGATTATATTCGCCTGACAAATGCTCAACTTTAGAATTAAGCTCAGCTATGAGTTCATCTTTCTTGCCATCTTCTGCTAATTGTTTTTGCCTTGCTTTTTCATTTGCAGATTCATAATCAGCTAATTTAGCTTGCAATTCTTTAATTGTAGCTTTCTTAGACATTACTTCCTGCAATAAACCATTGTCGGCACTTTCAGGTTTATTCTCTACCCCTAAATCGAGGTTTTCTTGTACGCTTTCTTGTACTTTCTCTTCGGACATATCTTTCCTTTCTTTTAATTATGCACAAGTTATCCACACATTATCCACATTTTCTTGCACAATTCAGATGCCTTAACTTAAATTATTATAGTTTTAAAATGCAAGTATTTACGATACTTTTATTGGAAACCTTAAAATTTAACTGCATTGAAATTTGGATAAAAGCCTGATTACATACAAGAAAGAATGGTTTGACTTTATGGGATATAAACCTCATCACGGTCAATCAAAGTTGCACTTTCCAAAGAAAAAAAGTTCTCGTTTTTTTGTTATTGTATGTGGTCGTGGTTATGGAAAAACATTTGCTTCTGCTAAAGAAGCATCGTTTGTTGCATCTATGCCTAATAAGAAAGTTGCACTTGTTGGGCTATCTTATAAAAAATCGAAACTTCTATTTGATGAAATATGGCGTACAATGGTAATACCAAATAAGTCTAGCGTTGTAAAATCATCTGAAAAAGATCAATATGTAAGATTTAAATGGAATAGTTCGATTGAGGGATTGTCAGCAGATAATCCTGATTCTTTAGTTGGTGATGAATACGACTTGGTAGTGCTAGATGAGGCTGCGAAGATGAAGCAAGAAATATGGGATATGTATATATCTCCTGCTGTTGGTCGTAGAAATGGAAAAGCTATTTTTATTACAACACCACAGGGCTTTAATTGGGTATATGATAAATACCTACTTGGTAAAAAAGACAATATGTGGGAATCGCATACTGCTCCTGCTTGGGAAAATCATTACGCATATCCCAAAGGCGAACAAAATCCTGTAATAGTTGAAAGAAAGCGTAATATGTCAAAGGAGGTGTTTGATCAAGAATATGGAGCAAAATTCACATCTTTTGCAGGCAGGGTATATCCTTTTGATAGGAATCTTGATGTTGGGCATTATCCTTACAACCCTAACTTTCATACTTACTGTGCTATTGACTTCGGCTATAGGATGCCTGCTGTTGGTTGGTTTCAGGTATATAAAGTCGGTGGTGTATCGCATATTAATATGATTGATGAAATTATACATGAAGAAAACATAAAAACTGATACATTAGTAGAGCTGATTAAGGCTAAAAAATACAATGTTGCAGAATATTATGGTGATCCTGCAGGTTCACAAGCACAAGGACAATCAGGGCTTGGAGATATAGAGATATTTCGCAGGAATGGTATAATAGTTAAGTCCGTTAGAGATCGGACTTCTCGTAATAAACCATCAGGAGAAAGCCATGTTAGAGGGTTTATAGAAAGTGCTGATGGGAGTAGAAGGCTTCATATTGACGAACATTGTAAAGGAATACAAGAAGATTTAGAAAGTTTAAGATACCCTGAAAGTACAGGCGATCTAAAACCTGAGAGTTTAAAGGATGGTTATCACGATCATGGTTGTGATATGGTAAGGTATTTTTTCATAAATAGGTTTCCTATTAAAAATAGAGAGGTGAAATTAATTAAAAGATGATGGATTTAATACAAGAATCAATAAAAGAATTAAAGCTGACTAATGCTAAAAAGCGTGAAGATCACATAGAAAAGCTACTTGATTACTATAATGGCAATGATACTGCTAATTATATATCAAGAATGTTTGCAGGTGCTGCGTTTAGGGAAATACCTCCTGTAGAAGCTAATATTACACGAAAATTTATCAACAAGATGTCAAGAATATATACGATAGGTGCAACAAGGAACGCAGGTGATAAGTACGACGGACTTACCGTACTTAAAGCTGCACGAATGAAGCACGTTGAGAGAATGACAAGGCTTGTTGGAACTATTGCAACGAGAGTTGTATGGAATGATGGTGGATCGTCTCCTATTGATAACAGGTCTCCTTACTTTGACTATAGACCTATTTATTTTTTCCATGTTTTCTTTGGTGATGATCCATTTGTTCCAAATTCTATATCATATCCAATGCTACAACCTGTAGAAGATGCTTCTAAAGTACAAAAATTAGAGTATGCGTATTGGGATGCTGAAAAATATGTCCACATGGATGAAGATGGTAATATACTGAATGAAATACCACATAATTATGGCGTACTTCCTTTTGTGTTTACGCACAGAGAAAATCAAACTGATAGTTTTTATGTAGAAGGTGCTAATGACCTTATTAACACTAATGAGCATATAAACATAGCAATGACAGAAATGCAGCTCGGACTTCGCTTTCAAATGTTTGGGCAACCTGTAATGACAGGAGCAGAAATGGGTAATAATCAGCGTACAGGCTCAGATGTTACTTTAGAATTGCCTGAAGGTGCAAATTATCAAATTGTTGCACCACAAGGCAATGTAAATGAAGTTATTGAAAATATTAAGTTCTTAGTAGAGCTAGTTGCTCAAAATAATCATCTTACAGTCCAATGGGCAGAGCAGGGTGGCGAAGTTCCATCAGGTGTTTCTATGATGATTAAAGACTTAGAAAGAAATGAAGATTATCAGGATGATTTGGCTCTTTGGAAAATGTATGAGGAGGATTTTTACGATGTTGAACGTCAAATAGCGAGGAGTTTTGGCGTAAACTTGCCTAATGAAATGTTAGTTGATTTCAAAGAGCCTGAATATCCAAAAACTGTGCAAGATCAAATCCTTTGGGATAAACACAGATTGGAACTAAATTTGATAGATGAAATTGGTTTATTAATGGAATATAACCAAGACTTAACCCTAGAACAAGCAGAGCTAACTATTGCCTCAAACAAACAAAGAAACCAAAAACTCTCAATCTTTGAAGCAGCTCGTCAAGCAACTCAAAGAGCTACAGAACTTTAATATAAGTTTAGAGGGAGATATTGAAACAATTTTAGACAACCCACGAGAGTGGGCTGAAAAAGTTGCTGAAGATATTATTATGAAAGAAATGCCTAGATATTCTAAGGCTAAGAATTTAGGTGAGAACTTTGCTAGGGAGATAACAGATGATTAATATAGAAATTACAACTACTTTTGATTTTGGCAAGTTGGAAAAAAAATTACCTGATATTTTAAAGCATTATAGCAATTTAGGTGCAAAAACATTAGCAGAAGATGCTAGAAGAATGATAAAAGAAGGAAAACTTAGGAATGTTACAGAAGGCACTATGGAAATTGCAAGAAAAGGCTATTCTAAAAAAAGAAGTGGTGCAAGAAAAGGAACAAAACAACAAGCTCTTTTACATTCAGGAAATGCTTTAGCATCTATAAAATCAATAGATGGAGAAGTTCATGCAGCAGGTTATTTAAGGCATCATTTAAGCGATTATATAATTGTAAGAAACTCATGGACTAGAAAGTTTACACCTTACATTATTGGAAAACCTGTTCCTGCTAGAAATCCATTTTTTACACCAACAGGAAAATTAAGAAAAAATGTAAATGAACGAATGAAAGCACATAGCAAATCAATACATCGTTTAATAGCTAGACATTTAAAAAAATAATGGCTGATGAGAGAGAAAATTCGCAAAATCTTAAAGAAGAAGATGAAAATGTCCTCTTGTGGGCAACACTCGGAATTGGATATGGAATTGATGTCTTTGCTACGAGAATTGAACGAGAAATTGCCCTCCTTAGAAACGCAGGGGTTTCAGAGCGAGAGATCGTTAATATTCTCAGAAATGATCTTGCCACAAATGGTAGAATCTTCGGGGAATTACGAAATACCATTAAACGTGGAATTGTATCAGCAACTATGCACGCATCTCGACTTGGACAGGATAGAGTTTATGGGAATAGCGTAGAAATGCAATGGGTTTCTGTTGGAACTCCAAGAATATGTGTAGATTGTGAAGCAAGGGTTGGGCAAGTAAGAACATGGGATGAATGGGAAGCTGTAGGACTGCCTGCTAGTGGCTTTTCAGTATGTAAAGAGTTTTGTTACTGCCAACTTATCCCTTCTTCGATTTCGATGCCTTCATCTGTAACTCTTTAGCAACAATACTATCTCTCCACGCTTGTTTTTGACCTGCTGTAGGTCTTTTTTTAGGCAATGGATCAATTCCTACTGCTTTTGCCCTTTTAAGCCACTTATGTTGCTGTCTGCGTAGTCTGTTTCGGTTTGCTGCAGATTTAGCCTTCTTCTGTGCTTTACGGAGCTTTTTAAGCTCATCCATAGCGTGCTTTGGGCTATTATCTGCACTTCTTTCAGGCAAATTAGCAAATTCAGGCGATAAAGCCTCTAAATCAGACACTATCTCTGCATCTTGTGCATTATCTACCTTAATCTCACCATCTGATTGCTTT